ACCTACGCAGTTCCAACCAATAAATGTGCCCGATGGGAAGCAATTTCCATATTGATAAATGATTTGACTACTGACTGTATTCTTCTGAAGATACTTAATTACCAGACGAATACGTTCCTCGTCATTGCGGATTGTGTAATAATTAATTCCCACAAAACGGAGAATGAATAGAACTGGTGTTAGAATTGGGGTAAATAGTGATAGAATACTAAAACCTCCTGTCAGAAACGTTAATTGCGTAAAGAAACTCATTACATTTAATTGTAAGGATAATACACTCAAATTTAATCGCAAAAATTCAGAAAAAAATATTTTAATCTAAATGTTCCCGCTTTTGAAGACTTTTGCCCTTCTTAAAGAACTAGTACATTGGCGACTGAAGTCACATGAATTTCCTCAGTATTTACCCAATGAAGGAATCCAATAAACTCAAAACTATTCCGGTGATTCTTTAGCAGAGAATTGTAAAGGTTTGTATACCGAGTCTGCCGATTTGTGGCGGAGTCCTCCTCAAATTCATCCTTTAGATTCGTAACATTAGTAATGGCCTCATTGTGATTATGTCCCTTGAGGAGAAATGTTGTATAATTCATAGCAAGATAACGGAGGGTTACCGGGTCTGTTAGAGCAGACATAATCTTGTAATCGGCCAGCCTCATTGAAAGATGCTGCTTGTTGGAGCGTCCATTAAGGAGAACTGCCTTGTGCCACTGACTACCGCTCTGCTCAATATACCGTAGACTGCTAGGAATCTCATCTACAATAAGATTTACCGTCTGAGATGTGACATGTCCATCTTCTACAATAGTGAAAGTATCACGGGTGCGTGACCGGTTGTAAATGCTTGTTGATAGATTATCAACTAGTGAAATTGTGTCGCTAAATGCGTTACGAATAGACATAGTGTTCACATGAAACCATAGGAAATTCTGATTTACTGCGTTACTGGGAATAGGCATATGTACAAGATAGCCCTTTGATGGAAAACGAACGTGACTAATATAATGATCAAATCCATGATTGCGAAGAAATCCCTCTAGACCCATTGCTGTAAGATTTGAATTATTTACGGTATTGAAAAGAGTTGTCTCATCAATAAAGACCCGGTCCTGTAGAAGGGGACCTACAAACATAACACGGCCGCGGGGAAGGTTATTAAGACTATACATCTCTGTAGACGCAACTGCCTTGATTGAGTCTAGCAGTGAATTGCTTACGAACGCAGGCTTCTCATTCTGATTACTAGGGATCCATACATAATGAGCAAGCATTTTTCTTATTTACTGTGGCTTGATTTTGGTCTAGCAGTTTAAAGGCGTCAAATTTTTGGGGTTTAAAATTTGAATATAAATCGTTCTTCTATAAATAGGTATGCGTTTCTGTGAAATCTGTGGCTATTATTTGTTTGTAGAGGCAAATAAAGATAATCTGACTCATACTTGTAAGAAGGATGGAATTACTACCGAGATGAAGCCAACTTCATCTGAAGAGGCACTCATTCTGGAGACTCATTTTCGTACCGATATTCAGAATCAGAAAACAAAGCAGTCTTTTATGAATGAATTTACACGTTCTGACCCAACAATGCCGCATCTCCATAATGTAAAGTGCCCGAATACTGATTGTGCCACAAATAAGGCTGCTTCTGATCCCACAACGCCCGCAAAGGATATTATTTATGTTAAGACCGACGTAAAGAATCTTCTGTTTGAATATCAGTGCCAAGTCTGTAGTAAGCAATGGACAACTTAAAACACAAGGAAGAATAGGAGTTAATGAGTTCGTCTGGAGGAGCAGGTCTTCTTGAATTAGTTGCTCGTGGAAAAAAAGATACTTTTTTCACCGGGGAACCGCAGATGAGTTTTTTTCATAGTGTATATGCTCGTGCTAGTCCATGGTTGCGTGAAACTCGGTATTTAGTTCCGCGAAATGAGGGGGATTTTGATTCCTATGTAGACTTCTTTTTGGAGCCTGTGGGTGATATTATACGAGATATTCATCTTTTATTGAATCTTCCAACATGGCTTCCATCTTCCGTAGCCACAGTAAATGGAACATCTCTTGTCGTGGATGAGAATGGAAATACGTACGGTTGGACAAATAACTGTGGTTATCACGCTATTCAAAAAGTTCAATTGTATCAAAATCAATTGATGCTTTATGAGGATTTCGGTGAAGCCATGTGGTTACGAGCACAGTCCAAATATAGTGTGGATAAAATGACAGTTGTTAATTCATTGACGGGTGGTCATGATGGTTCTCTGCTGGGAATACAAAGAAACGCAGCACCCGGTCAATTGGAAATTCGTCTCAATTTACCGTTTGATTCATTAGTCAATGATTTTGGTATTCCTATTGGTAGCATAAGTCCATTTTCCCTACGTGTTCGCATATACCTTAATAAGATAACTGCTCTTATTGAATCATCTTCGGGGTCCCTTCAACCCAATGTGTTTGGCCAGCAGATGACTGTTCAAACCAGTGCTGGAGGTTCACCCGTTAGATTTATGACAAAAAACCGGAATGAACTTGGAAAACCTAATCTACAGTTGCGGGTTCAGTACGTCTATGTTGACGCAGTTTGCCAGAAAATGTTGCGGGATTCTGTGTGGACTGTTCCGTTACTCCGTTGTATTCAAAATCAATATACTCTTGAGGATTATATTTGGAAAGGTGCTTCAACGCCTGTGCTACGAAAACTGCTAGAAGTTTACGGTTCCGTTCAACGCCTAAGAGTGCTTTTTCAAACAGATGCTTCTTATATGGCAGGACAAGCATCAAACTATCTGCCGGTGGGAGGAGGGGCCTGGTTTTCAACTCTTACTTTTTTTATCCACGGAAAAGATCGTCTTGGTGTTTGGGACCCCGATGTCTATGAGAAGGTTTCGAGTTACTGCCATGATGTTGGCCAATATGTACCAAATGTCTACTGTTTAGACCCCGGTGCGGAGGATTTGGAATTTCCAGCAGGAACCTTGAATTTAACACAGGCTGAGAAACCGGAACTACAGTTTACTTTGACTACGCAGGTGGCTGATCCTCGGAATGGAAGTAAAAAAACGTATTTGCGTGTATATGCGGATGTTTGGGATTTGATTGTATTATCAAATCAGATTTTAAAGTTGCCCTACTCATAATCGTGCTGCTCTGTACCATTATCAGGCGGCAAATCATCTGCGGGCTCAATAATGTCTATCGCTGACCTGTGGATAGCTGTTACATGTGAAACGCGGCTGACAGACTGAAACTTCTGCGTTGGCTGAACACGTGTCTTACGAGTCCTGACTGTATCATCATTATCATCAAAACCCTGATCATCATCGGGCTGGAAACTGTACTCATCTACCCGAACAGGTGTCGGTCTATTGCTGCGATAAGAAAGACTCTGAAGAAAGATGGGACCGCTGGTCTCAGAGTTTCCAGCAATGGCGGCGTTGGCCTGACGCATCTTCTCCTGCTTGACCGCATTCAGAGCAGCGTTCTTGTAGGGTGACGGCTTTGTCTCAAAACTAACTGTATCACGAATATTCTCTACGGGTACACGGGCCTGCTCTACCTCTGTGCGTAGCCGTGAAGAGAAGACAGAGCCACCCTTCGCAACCATTGGCTCAATTGGCTTTGAAACCGTAACACCAGCAGGGAACTCCCGCTTCGCATACACCTTGTTAGCACGCACATCCTGTACAAACTCAGCAGAATGTGTGTGCTTAGGTTGCTGCTGCTGCTGCTGCTGAGCCTTATTACGCTTACTGACAGTTGTCCACTCAGTCTCCATTACTATCTATTATGTACTAGCCGGGTATGCGTTTAGTTCGGCTAGTTTGGGGGTTCAAATTTTTTGCTTTTCTTAATGAAAATTGAATACTGATTTTGCTTTTGTTTTTGTTAGAAAATCAGAATGAATGTCAATCGTATGAAATGGTATGGAAAAGAGCACTTGAATCCGGAACGCACTAAGAAACTTGTAGTTGCTTGGCAGGCTCCGCCCGGTAATTCGGCTGCTTATTACTATATGACATTTCCTCATCTAGAACCGTTTTGGCTTCCGGAAGACCATCATATTGTGGCCTACAAAGAGGATTTGTATCCGAAGCATAGAGATTATAGGACTTTTAAATCGGCTCCTAAGGAAATCAAGTCAAAACATCAAGTGGAATGGGAAGATGGATATGGGCCCTGCCATAATTGTCCTGTCTGCTTGAAAGCTAAGAAGGATAACGATGAAATGCTGGCTGATTATTATCGGCGTTTGGAAGCTTGGCGTACGGCTGGGTTACCTATGTAGAATTTTCCTCCAATTTATGTAGTTTTAGTATTGCGTCTTCGTATTTTTTCGCACACTTAGAAACTTCTTTTACAGCTTTTGTTCGTCCTTTCATATCAGAAATAATACCATTTCTATTAAATGTTTGTTCCATTTTAATTGCTAAATTCCAGCGTTTGCTTAAATCTGTAATAAGTTTTTTCTGCTCTTTTATTTTTTGTGAAAGAGGCACAGGCATTTATCTTTAGAAAGATTTAATATCAACTACGAAAATCGCAGGTGATGGATGCTAAACTAAGTTTAGCGTACCTCCGCGGAGACGGAGAACAAGGTGAAGCGTAGACTCCTTTTGAATGTTGTAATCGCTGAGTGTGCGGCCGTCCTCCAATTGCTTTCCGGCAAAAATGAGACGCTGCTGGTCAGGCGGAATTCCTTCCTTATCTTGAATCTTCTGCTTTACGTTCTCAATGCTGTCTGAAGGCTCTACATCCAGCGTGATTGTCTTGCCCGTAAGTGTCTTAATAAAAATCTGCATAGTTGTTTCTAGTCTATTCTACGATTTTTCCTTTAGACAGCGGCTGTTGAATTTTTTTTAAGATGGATCCTCATCCACTACCTCCTGCGGTTCGGGTGGCAGAATAGGCTCAAGATGGATAGCCTCCGGCTGCCGGGAAACACTATCTTCCAGCAGAAGTGTTGCTAGAATCTCGTGGGCATCCTCCATCTTGTGACGCTGAGCCAGTCTCATCCGTCTGTCCATATTCAACTTGTCCTCAAAGTTGAAGACTAGGGAATAGACACTGACCTGATTCTGCTGACCAATACGATGAGCACGTCCAATTGCCTGCTGGATGACAGCGGGATTCCAGTGCTGGGTATAGAGGATAACCCGTGTACAGAACTGGAGATTCAGACCTGCTCCACCTGCGACCCACTGAACCACGAAAGCGATTGCGGGGTTTCCGCTGAGAACGAGGCTGCGGGCTTCAGCAATAGAATCTTGCCTCTGCTGGAAACCCACTGAGCCGTTGAGAATAAAGACTGTGTAGCCTTGATCTCGGAAAGTGTCTGCCACGATGCGAATCTCATCCGTAAAAGTACAGAAGGAGATTGTGGGCTCCTTCGGTGTAGTAAAGAGGAGATTGGACAAGGCATGCGTCTTGCCCGAGGGGATACCCAGCCAGTCCTCCTTCTTGATCTTTAGGTCCTTCTTCTTCTTGACCGAGTTGAAATAGACATACGGATGTGCCATCGCTTGGTTCATCCGCATGAAGAGTTCCAAGATCATGAAAGGCGGTGTTGGATGGGCTCTAGCAAAGAGAATCCTGCCAATCAGTTTTGCTAAGAGTTTCCGCTCCGGTAAAGACTCTGCCTTCACAATGATGGTTTCCTTCTTATAGGGAGGCGGGATGCCCGGGAAATCATGGAGACGTAGATCCGCATAGGTGCGACGGAGAAGACATTCGCGGACGAGAACGGGGATCGGTTGATTGGTTGCTCCGAGAAATTTGAATAAATTCGCCATGTCCGACTCATTGTTCTGGAATGGAGTTCCTGTTAGAAGCCATCTGCTAGAAGGTGCCAGACGCATAAGTGCCACAAAGCGTCTGGTCTTATCTCCGTTGCGGATATTCTGAGCCTCGTCGCAGACAACCCGTTGGAAAGTTGTTTCATTAAGAAGATTATACTTACAAGCGTTTACAAAACGGTCGTAACTAATCAGAAAGACGAACTTGCCATTAATTTTAGGGTTACTTACAATAGACCATGGATTACTGCTGGTCTTCTTTTCAAAGATTGCGATGCTTGCCTGCTGAAGGGCTGTCTGCCAGGTTTCTAGCAGAGATGCCGGAACAACGAGAAGCGTCTTCTTAAGGTTGCTGTTAAGGATCATACCAATGAGCTGCCAGGTCTTACCCAGACCCATATCATCGGCCAAAATACCTCCTCGGATTTCTTTGGCTGGATCTTCACGGCGAAGCATCCAGCGAATTCCCTCCTCTTGATGCGGGAGATACGCAAATCCCTTAAAAGGGATCTTCAGTTCGGACATTCTTACAATTTCGTCTTTCAATTACTGTGCCACCCTTCTCTTGGCTGCTGGGCTTATTCAATTTTATTCGGGTTTTAGCAGACGCAAAAAATATTTATTTTTATTGTGTTTTTCTTTCTGCGTTATCTTAAAACTCATCGTCAATGGGTAGACTACCGAGTGTGGGGTTAACCTTCGGCCTCTTCTTATCATCCAGATGATTTAGCCACATAGACCAAGACCAATTGTCGTTGTCCCGAATATCGCACCAATCCAGCATATCTTTGTAGTACAAGATCTTCTCGTTAATCTCATCCATCTCTGCTGCGTCACCCGCTGACCACGCAGCCTTCTTTACATACTTCTGTCGCTGAAACTCGGCGTACTCCAGCTTACCCCTCCAATAATGTGCGGGAAGATTACTATCCATTTTATTTTATTACTTTACTTTACACTGCCTGTTATTACTTTGGTGGCATGCGGTATTCAATTTTTTAGCCCTTAGGCCGAACACATGACGCACTCTTCCTCCTCCTTCTTTGCTGGCTGCTGTACCGGAACATGGGTAGGCTCAACTGTGAACTGCTGGGCCTTAACAACTGACTTGGTCCGCAGATAATAGATACCCGTCTTAAGACCCTGCTGCCACGCATAGACGTGCATTGAGGTAAGCTTGCGGAAATCGGGGTCAGCCACATAGAGATTAAGTGACTGACTCTGGCAGACATATGCTCCCCGCTGAGCTGCCATATCAATCATCGTCTTCTGCTTCATCTCCCAAACCGTCTTGTACAGAGCCTGTGTCTGTGTAGGAATCTCAGCGATGCCCTGTACAGACCCTCCATTTCCAATAATCTTGTTCTTGAGTTCGGGGGACCAAAGACCAAGGGCTAGGAGGTCGTTAATTAGATACTTATTGACAAGAATGAATTCACCTGCTAGTGTCCGGCGGGTATAGATATTGCTTGTGAAGGGCTCAATACACTCATTGTATCCGAGAATCTGGCTAGTGGATGCGGTCGGCATCGGAGCAACTAGCAGAGAATTCCTCAGACCATGCTGATTGATATCATGCTTGAGCTGAGCCCAGTTAAGGCCTTCCGCAGCCTCAGGCTTAACGGACCAAAGGTCAAACTGAAGTTCGCCTAGAGAAGCAGGGGAGCCCTTGAATGTCTCATAGGGCCCCTCTGCCTTTGCCAAAAGCATAGACTGCTGGAGGGCTGCGTAGTACATGTGGGCGAAAATCTGCTTGTTAAGGGCGTACGCCTCAGGGCTTTCCCATGACAACTTGAGAAGTGCAAAGACATCAGCCAAGCCTTGGACACCGAGGCCAACGGGACGATGACGCATATTAGACTTGAGTGTCTCCGGTGTCGGATAGAAGTTTACATCAATCACCCGATTCAGATTAACCGTTGCCAAAGCCACAGTCTTACGGAAAGCAGCAAAGTCAAAGGAGCCATTCTTAATAAATGCGGGGAGGGCCATTGACGCAAGGTTACAGACAGCCGTCTCATCTGGTGCTGAGTACTCAATGATCTCCGAGCAGAGATTTGATGACTTGATAACACCCAGATTCTTCTGGTTGCTTTTCTTGTTACAAGCGTCCTTGTAGACGAGATAGGGTGTACCCGTCTCAATCTGCGACTCAAGAATCTCAAACCAAATCTTCTGAGCCTTCACCGTCTTGCGGCCCTTGCCTTCCGCCTCGTACCGTTCGTATAGTGCCTTAAACTCATCGCCGTAGCAGTCGGATAGGCCGGGTGCCTCAGATGGGCAGAAGAGTGTCCAGTCACCATTCGCAATTACACGCTCCATAAAGAGGTCGGGTACCCACAGAGCATAGAAGAGATCACGGGCCTTCTCGTCCTCCGAGCCTGTGTTCATCTTCATGCGGATGAAGTCACCAATATCAGCGTGCCACGGCTCAAGGTAGATGGCGAAAGAGCCGTTACGCTTTCCACCACCATTATGTGCTAGTCCAAAGTTGGCAATTGTATAATCATGAGGTTCTTCAATCCTAAAATCAAAGATAGGACCCTCATAAGTTGTTTCTCCAATTGTTTCAATTGTCTTATAGGTCCAATTATCACCAAAACGAGAACATAGAATATCCCCTACGCATAGTTCTTTTACTTCAATATATTCGGGTTTTACAATCTTGGTTACAACTTCAATAGGACGATTGTCATTCTTGATTGCAAGAAGTGGATGAGTATCAGTAACACGAACACCATTAATAATACAAAGATCACCAGTATGCCAATGACTGATACACTTTAAAACTTTCTTAAATTCCCCTGTACTTGTCAATACCAGATCTCCTTCCATAAAGTCAGAGATGGGCTTATTTCCCTTATCAGAAACAACGAGGGTTTCAGGAGTAAAACACTGGTCAACGTAGCAAGCCGTGTTATTGAAAACCCGGAGCATCGGGACAATTCCGTTTGAAACACCATTCGTGCCATGGATGATTGAACCCTTGGCCCTAACATTATGGATGTGGAGACCAATGCCGCCGCTGTGCTTGCTGATCGTAGCACAGTCCTTGAGCGTATCGTAGATTCCAGCAATAGAATCCTCCTTCATCGCCAGTAGGAAACAACTGCTAAGCTGAGGCTTCGGTGTACAACTATTGAAAAGTGTAGGAGTCGCATGCGTATAAAGCTTCTGGCTCATAGCGTCGTAGGTCTCAAATGCCTTCTCCAGGTTATCGGGCCAGAGTTCCAGGGCCGTCCTCATCCACATATGCTGCGGCCTTTCTAGTACCTTGCGATACTCGTCGCGGAGAAGATAGGACTTCTCTAGCGTCTTGAAACCGAAATAATCAAAGAGATAGTCCCGGTTATAATCCAACTTTGCCTCAACCTCAGCGTGATGAACTGCTAGAATCGCAGTCAGCTTATCACTGACAGCCGGCTGCGTCTCCCCACGCTTGTTCTTGACTGCTGCTAGACGCTGAGCAACCTCTAGGAAAGTTGTGGGAGTACTCTTGTGATGGTTACTTACCGCAATACGCGACGCAAGAATGCCATAGTCAGGATGCTCGGTCAAATAGGCTACCGCCGTAACACATGTCAACTCATCCAGTTCACTTGTCTTAATTCCGTCAATAATGGAGCCCAGAACCTTCTGTGCGATCATTGTTGCATTCACAGAAAGACCATCGCAGGCACCACGAATTCGAGCAGTAACCTTATCAAAGCTTACAGCCTCCATTTCACCATTTCGCTTCTGGACACGCATCTCTACCGTATTAGACATTCCTTTATGCGTTTCCAGAACGCAAAGGGGTGTTTCAAATTTATTATGTGTATAGGATAGAATGTTAGGCATATTCATCATAATATTATTATTGTTGATTGGTCTAAATATTACGACTAGTATGAAAAATACTTCTCCATTGGCTGGGCCTGCGTTTCCGCCGATGTCTAAGCAGGAGAACTTCTTGAGTGCTCGGGATGCCGC